ATCTTTTCTCGTATTCGGTCTGGTCTTGTGCAATGCGGGCATTCTCATCAATGCACTTTTGTATCAGTTCTGCGACCGTGTTCATCTAACCGGTCAGTACATGAACCTCCGCTTCAAGAGCCTCTGTCGAAAACGCCGAGTCCCTGATTTCTTCAAAGCCCGCGATGATTAAGTTCCGTTCTTTTCCGAGGATGTTCAGAGCTTTTATGAAAAACAGCTTTATGGTATCCTCATCCAAGTGTGGCGTAGTACATTTATCTCCGCCGTCAAACTTGTGATTGCACTGCCAGATGACTTTTCTGTACTTGTCATTAGAATGCTAAACTTTGAGCCGTACCAGCCACCGCAGTCCCCGCATTTAATTTTGCTGGAAAAGATGTTCACACAGCTATTGAGGTTCTTTCCCTGCTCACGACTTTGCATTAAAATTTGCACCTGATCAAATACCGCAGGACTGATGATTGCCTCGTGATTTCCTTCCACATAATACTGCAGAATCTCTCCCTCGTTCTTCTTTTTCTTCTTGGTGAGAAAGTCCGTGGTGTAGACTTTCTGTAAAAGGGCATCGCCTTTATATTTCTCGTTAGTAAGGATGGAGAGTACCACGGCTTTACCCCATACCTTCTTGCCGGCGGGTGTCGGTATGCCCTCGGAGGTCAGCACCTTCGCAATCGCATAAGGTGAGCGTCCCTGCAGGAAGAGACCGTAAATCCTGCGGATGATCTTTGCCTCATCCTCGTTCAGCACAAGGTTGCCGTCCTAGCCACGGTCGTAGCCGAGGAATCGTCCGAAGGGAACCGTGACCTTTCCGTCTGCAAAACGCTTTCTCTGCCCCCATGTGCAGTTCTCCGAAATGGAGCGGCTTTCCTTCTGCGCAAGACTCGACATGATGGTGAGGAGCAGTTCGCCCTTGCCATCGAAAGTCCAGATGTTTTCCTTTTCAAAATAGCATTCGCAGCCGTTATCCTTCAGCTTGCGGATGGTCGAAAGGCTGTCCACCGTGTTTCTCGCAAAACGGCTCACACTTTTTGTCACAATAAGGTCAATTTTCCCCGCGAGAGCATCTTCAATCATCGAAGTAAATCCTAATCTGTGGCTTGTAGAGCAGCCACTGAAACTTCATCAGCATACACGGAAACAAATTCCCAATCATCTCTTCCGTTGATGTAGTTTGTATAGTAATCAACCTGTGCCTCGTAGCTTGTCTGCTGTTCGTCCTTTTCCGTTGAAACGCGGGCATATGCCGCAACTTTTCTTTTTTTTCTGCTTCCGAGAGGTGCGGATGTGTACTTGCTGATTGTGGCAGGTATCGCTCTTACCTTCTTTGCCATGTCTTGACTCTCCCGTCTTTAAATACATATTTAAGGCTGCCGTCCGTCATCACCATGATGTGATCGACAGATTCGCTGAATTCTTCTGCATTGAAATCATCACTTCCCATCATGTATGTGGAAATCTTACGTAGATCAGCGTCCGTATAGTTTTTTTCCGGCATTCAGTCCTTACCTTGTGTTTACCGGAACATGTCCAGTAAACATACTTCTCACCGCACCGGTAGAGCCTGTATGCATTCCCGCAACCATCACAGAAAATTTTTCCTTTGAACACATCTGTGATCGTCGTTTCATGTTTATTGCTGCGAAGTTTTAAAGTCTCAAATGTTCTGACATGCCCGTCCTTCAGATAAATGTCAATGCTCCCTAAAGGCTGCACCACCATACGCTCCACGTTTTTAATAAAGTAAGCTTTATCAAATACTTTCATTCCCATGATGCTGCAACATACTTTCGTATCTGCTTGAGAAGCATCTCACCGCTTATGTCATTAATCCACTTCACACTAATCTTTATCGCAAAGGCCTAAGCCTCAGAAAGACAAAGATGGACAGGATTGATTCAAGAGCTATTGCACTTATGCTTTTGACCGATTCGAGCCTGAAACCCTACTCGGCTTCATCATACCACAGAGAAAACTTGAAGTCTCTGACAAGGTACAGATTTTCCGGGGTACAGAGGAACGTTCGAAACAAAAAGCGTCAGTCTCAAGGCTTGTTACAATCCTCTTTCCGGAACTGTCACAGCTTGTGCCTTGCATCCACATATCATCAATCTACGCCATGCTGGAAGAATTTCCGGGAGCTTCATATGTGGCATCTTCCCACCTCACCAGATTGACAAACGTACTCTCAAAAGTCTCAAGAGGACGTTTTGGCAGGGAGACAGCGATTACATTTCGTGATATCGCCAGAAAGTCCATAGGTGCTAAAATACCGGCAAAATCACTAGAACTGCGTCATACAATCGCAGATGTACGAGCTATCGAAAATGAAATAAGCGAGGTGGAAACCGAGATCAGAAAGCTGATGGATGAAGAAAGTACCACTATTACGTCGGTGCCCGGCATCGGCATTCAGATGGGAGCTATCATTCTTTCTGAAATCGGTGACTTCTCAAGGTTTGACTCTCCTGATAAAATACTCGCATTCGCCGGAATGTCGCCCTCCACATAGCAGTCCGGAAAGATGACCGGCAGCTATGCGCACATGGAAAAACGTGGCTCTCGTTATCTCAGATTCGCTCTGTTCAATGTCACGAGGTAAGTGTGCAATTATGAGCCCGGATTTGCTGCTTATCTGGCTAAAAAGCGAGCCGAAGGCAATCACTATAACGTAGCCGTGTCGCATGCAGCAAAGCGTCTCATAAGGATGCTTTATGCCATGGAAACGAACGGTACTCTATATAAAGCAGCATAAAAGTAATCATCTTTAATAAATTTTTCAGAAATCCTTCGGATGTCTATTTGTCGTACCAGAAAATGAATCGAATTACCTCTTCGAAAGTCATATAAAACCTTTATTTCAGGGCTTGACATTTTATAGTTAGACTCTAAACAGGTGTAATAGCAAGCGATTTTCGCACATTTATCTGTAAAAAATCAGTATTTATTTGGCTTCATGCTGTGCGAAGCAGACAATCCCCGAAAGCACAAATACGACGCAGGGCAGTGCCACGCCGTTACCCCACATCTCTTATATTCCGCGGAATCCGAATGGGGATTCATAAGCCATTTTCTTATCTGCTTTGATGTGTTTGGTTCTGCGTCAGGCTTCGTAGCATTTCGCCATTCTTCAAACACCTTATACCAAAAGTACCTCTCCTCATCGGTGGGCTTTTCGGTTTCAAGGTTAGCGCACCACCAGTCCGGGAAGCCCTGGGGCCTTTCGCACTCTGTCGGCGTCAGCCTTCTGACGATATAGTCCGGTTCTTTCGATACGGTGGGCGGATCTTTGTAATCGGTAGCAACAAGTGTATCCGTTGCCACTTCATCCGAAAAAGGCGTATGAAAGGAACTCTTGCTTGAATGGAAAAGCGGATGACTGACTGCTCCCGGCACATTCTCCTACACGATATATCTTGGATAGTTGCCATTTGTTTTCTTCCTCATTTCCTTAATGATTTTTATCGCTTCATAAAAAAGACCGGAGCGGTTTCCCGTAAGCCCCTCTCTTTTTCCCGCGATGCTCATATCCTGACATGGTGAGCCGAACGTGATTATATCCATAGTTTCTATCTCGCCGCCGTTCATCTTTGAAACATCGCCGTAGTGCTTAAGATGCGGCATTCTCTTTGTAGTCACTCTGATAGGAAACGGCTCAATCTCCGATGCCCAAATGGGCGTGATACTGGAAATTAAGCCCCCAAGAGGAAAACCGCCCGAGCCGTCGAAGAGGCTGCCAAGCGTTAATTTATTCATCATTTACCTCCAGTTCGTTGAAGGCATAGGTTTTGCCGTCTCTTTCCACGGATACATTCTCTGATGTTCCGACCTGCTCGATGTAGCGTTTTACGATGACATCGCAGTATTTTTCATCAAGCTCTATGGTGAAGCAGCTTCTGTCCGTCTGCTCACAGGCAATAAGAGTCGAGCCGCTTCCTCCGAACGGATCAAGAACCAGCGTATTGCTCATGGATGAGTTTGCAATCGGATAGGCAAGAAGCGGTACGGGCTTCATGGTCGGGTGATCCGTGTTCTTCTTTGTTTTTTCAAATTCCCAGATAGTGGTCTGTTTTCTATCCGAATACCACTGATGCTTTCCCTTTTTCTTCCAGCCGTATAAGCAAGGCTCATGCTGCCACTGATAGGGAGAGCATCCCAGCACAAGGCTCGGTTTCTTCCATATGCAGCAGCCGGAAAGGTAGAAGCCGGCGGCATCAAATGCCTTTCTAAAGTTCAGGCCTTCGGTACCCGCATGGAATACATAGATGGATGCATCGTCCGCCATGACCTTTTCAATATTTGAAAAGGCATCAAAGAGGAAATTAAAAAAGGCCTTCGGGGCCTGATTGTCGTTCTTTATTTTTTCGACGGTGCCTTCATAGTTGACGTTGTATGGAGGATCCGTTATCACCAGATTTGCTTTCTTTCCCTGCATAAGAATTTCATAGGTTTCCGCTTTCGTAGAATCACCGCAGACGAGCCGATGCCTTCCAAGCGTCCAAATATCTCCAGCCCTAGAAAAGACAGGTTTTGACAATTCACTGTCGACATCAAAGTCATCTTCCTCTGCTTCAGTACCGTCATCAAATAGCTTTGATAGTTCCTTTTCGTCAAAGCCCGTAAGCGAAAGGTCAAAAGCCTCAGCCTGCAGCGCTTCGATTTCCACTCGCAGGAGTTCCTCATCCCAGCCCGCATCCCCATCGCCATTCGGTTATCCGCAATGATGTAGGCTTTCTTTTGCGCTTCTGTCAGATGGTTTGCAAAGACACACGGCACCGTTTCTATCTTTTCTTCCTTCGCCACAAGAATACGACCGTGGCCGGCGATTACGCCAAAGTCACGGTCGATGATTACGGGATTGATGAAGCCGAATTCTCTGATGGAAGAACGGAGCTTGTTTATCTGCTCCGGGGAATGGGTGCGGGCATTGTTCACATACGGCATCAGTTTCTCAATGGAAGCGAGCTGCATTTCACTTGTTGTTTTCATGTCTTAAAAGCCCCCATTCCGCAAATTTCTCAAAGCCGCCTAAAGCCTTGATATACTCCCTCACCATCTCCACGATTTCAGAGTAAGGCTTTTCGTCTACTTCCTCATCTCCGATGGAGCAGGAGAGTTCCACGGCTTTTCCCGTTTCCTGCGCCTTTAGGAATGCATAGATATTTACGCTGACATCGGCTTTAGATAAGTCTTTACCGTGAAGCCCTCCACCTGTTACGGAGTCGCCCATATCTGATCCGAGCTTTCTGTTTGCAGCACCCGAATCCACATCCGTGCCGCCCGTCCAGTCTCCCAGCGGATTGATGATGGCTTTCGGATAGTTTTTTTAAGCTCATCTGTTCTTGCATTGCTCTGGCAGATGGTCAGCTTTCCGCCAAAAAGTATATATTTTCCGTCACTGTGATATTTCTGATAGATTAAAGCCGCAATGCCTGTCAGCTTTTTCTGCTCATCTGTTACGGGCGTTCCCTTAAAGATGCCGTTATATCCGCAGCGGAATTTTTCTTTCTGATTTTCTGAAAGATGAACATCCTGCGGAACTTCCTGGTATTCGAGTTTCACATCGCCCGCGATGCGCCTTACGATATCCGTCACTTCCACGCGGTTTATATGCACGCTGGTTTCCGTGATGATATGACACATTCCGTGTCCGATGAGAACCTCAACTGCAATCTTCGGATTGTCTTCTTTTCTGTATGCGGCGTCCACTATCGCACCTGCGATTCGGTCTGCGATTTTATCCGGATGCGCCGGATTTACTTTTTCAAACATAATTAGAACCCCTTTCTCTGATGAAGTGTTTTTTCAAGATCATCGTTAGGGTTTGCTTCCGTAAAATCTACAGAATAATTCTCCTTGATAATCTGCATGATGGCATACTATTGCCTGGTCGCCTGATTCATATAATTGATTCCGATGTTTATAAACGGCGAGGTGGATGGCTTTCCTGTGGTAGGATGCCTTGAAAGAAATCCCAGCCATTTCCACACAGCTTCGTATATTTCCGCGGCTTTTAGCGTGGTGCCGTCCTTTTGCGGAGCGGAAAGAATTTCATCAGGCTTTGGCATATCGCTTCCTTCCATATCCGGGATATCCAAAACGGTGAGCTTTCTCCCGCCGGGATTGCCGGAGGCTGCCTTTTCCGCTACGCTTTTTTGCTTACGCCCTGCGCCAGGTCTTTTCCCGCCGCGGCCTCCCGTGTTATTCGATTTTGTCGGCACTTTCTCACCGCCTTTCTGTTATGATTTTATTTGCCGGGAGCTATTACCCTTTTGATTTCGCTTTTTGTTTACACGAAGCCCCGGGCCGCTGTCCTCTCGCTTCTCTTTTAGAGATTTGACCCGCCCCTCGTCTTTACAAAAAACAGATTCTGCTTAAACAATAAAAAATCTTTACTTCACTCTTCATAATCTTTACTTTTCTCTGC